GGTGCTGCAAAAAGCGGCTATTACGTTGGTCCTGGTCTAGTTGACAAAAACGGAAAGATTGTCAGAAATCAATACGACTACACCAGCGACGAAGAGGTGTACAAGTATCTGGCCAACTTCCCAACCCTTTCCGAAAGAAAAGCATTCTTGCAAAATCTTTACTCAAAAGACTTCTACGAATACGGAGAACCTGGCAACGGCACCTCCAATGCTGACGTCGCAGCCGTAAAGCAGTTTTTTGTTACTGCCAACTCTTTTGGTCGCACAGGCGATGTCGCGCTTTCAATGATTAATATGTTTTACCCAAACGTAAACGCATCTTCTTCTGGCAGTCGAAGGACGGTCCAATACACAGCCAACCAAGACCTGGCCTCTATTTACCGTCAGGTAACACAGGCAAGACTGGGAAGGGCACCAAAAGATGAGGATGTGCAACGCTTCATTGACGCATATCACGCAGTTGAGCGGCAGGCCCAAAGCGGCGGCGAACAGGTTGCCATGGCCCCCGAAACGCTGGCTGGAACACAGATTGAACAAAAGTATGGAGCAGAAGAAGCAGCGGTTGGTTTTACTAACCTTGGCGAAGTGATGCGAACTCTGATTAGGGGACAATAATGGCAGTGATGGGATGGGAACAAATTGTTCGAGATCAACTTGGCTCGTATGCCTGGTTGCTTACAGACATAGATCGGGACAAGTTCCCCGATACTTTTAAGGTCCTACAGGACGCAATAGAACAGCGCTGGTATGAAAGCAATACCGGCCTGCAGCGCTTTGCTGCCGCCATCAAAGACACCTCGTTCTTCCGGAAGATAGAGAACGAAAAAATTACTCAACAAATTGAGGATGCGGTTGGTATTTCTGGTCTTCGAGAGGACCGTTTTGGCGCGCTAATTGGGCAGATAGTTAACTACGGCTTGACCGGAGACGAACTCAAGCGGGCTGCCTACGGGGAAATTTTTAGAAAAAACGCCAACGGGGAATACGTAAACCCCAACGCTGTCGCCCGTGTCAAGCAAACGACGGCCTATAAGCAGTATGAAGCAATTGGTCGCGCCTACTTCTCACGCGTCCCAGACAGGCAGATTGAAAGAGTGTTGAGTGGTGAAATCAATATTGAAGACATCAACTCCTCCCAGCGAGAACTAGCAAAAGCAAAGTACCAACACCTCGCGCCCATGCTGGACAAGGGTTTGACAATGGAGGACTTGGCAGCCTCGTACCGCTCCCAGGCCGCAGCGCTTTTAGAGGTTGACGAAAACATGATCGACATGGCTTCTCCAAAGTTTGAGTCGGCTTACTCTTTTTCTGACGGTGGCACAAAAAGATTAATGAGTGCCGGAGAGTGGACTCAAATGATCCGCACGGACAACAAGTATGGATGGAACAAAACCGAGAACGCTAAACAGGAAGCAAGGCAACTGGGACTGGCAATGGCCTCTGCTTTTGGTAGGTTAATCTAATGGCTCAACCCAAACAAGACGCTGAAACAGCAGACGAAATCCTTTTTTCCTGGCTGCAGTACTATGGCCTGACCGATGTCGACCTGGTGGATACGATTGTCGGCGCCTGGAAAACACAAAAGATTGCTGACCCCAGCAACCTGGAATCCATCGGTTTCGCCATCAAAGACACCGAAGCATACAAGAAGCGCTTTGCAGGGAACATTGCACTTCAAAGACAAGGCAAACCCACATACAGCCTGACCCAGTACCTCAGATTGGAACAGGATTACAAAACAGCCATGCAAGGCTCGGGCTTGCCCGCTGGCTTTTACGACAGCCCAGAAGACTTTGCTCAGTTTATTGGAAATGATGTTTCTGTGGCAGAAGTTTTGCGGCGCGTAAGAGATGGGTTCCAAGCCGTTGACCAAGCCAACCAAGATGTCATTGACGAAATGAAACGTTTGTATGGCGTCAGCAAAGGTGACCTGGCTGCATACTTCCTAGACCCCAACACAACAGAGCAAATCCTGCTTAATCGTGCCCGCGCCGCACAGATCGGCTCTGAGGCAACACGCCAAGCCGGTATCAGTTTGACCGCCGGAACAGCCGAAATGCTCGCTCGTGAAAACGTGGACCAAGCAAGAGCGCAACAGGGTTTTGCCTCCATTTCAGAAGCACAACAACTATTCGCTCAAACATCTTCAACTGAAGAAGCCATCTCACAGGAAGAACAAATTGGCGCAGTGTTTGGCACTAATGCCGCTGCGGCTCAACGTGTTCGTCAGCGCGCAGCACAGCGCGCAGCAGAAGGACAGGCAGGCGGCGGCTTCGCAGCACAGGGCGCAGAAGTCACCGGCCTATCAAACGCTTGACAGTATAAGTATTCATCGACAAAGATGTATCCGATTCCGTAATGGAAGGAACTCTTGTCGAATCCCCCGCAGACAAGACGTAGAAGGGGTGTACATATCAAACCAAAATGCAGCCGACCGGAACCTCCGTCCGGATCGTGGGCAAAGGAGTGTGAAGCCATATGAGCGAGTCTGAAGACTATTTCGAAGATGAGCAGACCAATGAGGGCAAAAACCCTTTAAGGAAGCACATCAAGCAGTTGGAGCAGGAAGTCGCAGAACTCCGTAAGGAGCGAGCGGAAGCCGCAGCAGCCAAACGCGAACTTGCTTTTGCAAAGTCGGGTATCCAGTTGGATAGCCCAATTGCTAAGTATTTCGTTAAAGGTTACGAAGGCGATCTTGAACCAGACGCAATTCGACAGGCCGCGCTCGAAGCAGGTTTGATGCAGGCACCCCCGGACAAATCGGCAAATGAGGCAGCAGCATGGAAGCGCACCGAACAGGTCGCAGCCGGAAGCAACCTTTCTGAGCCGCCCGTGGATTTCATCACACGTATCAATAATGCAAAGAGCCAGGCAGAAGTAGAGCAGATTCTCTTAGAGGCGTCACAAGCGCAAGAACTTTAACCTCTAAAAGAAAGCAGAAAAAACCATGGCCGGAGAAACCACAACCTCCTCCCTTTCCGTTGACCAGACCGCGTTTGACCGCATTGCTTATTTTGCACTGCGTTCAGAACTTCTGTTCGACCAGGCTGCAGATGTGCAGCCAACCGCCCAGTCAATGCCAGGTTCGGCAGTTACGTTCACGATTTTCGCGGACCTTGCTGCAGCAACCAGCACACTCAACGAAGTGACCGACGTTACCCCTGTTGCTTTGAGCGACAGCCAGGTCACGGTTACCCTTGCTGAGTACGGTAACGCAGTTGTCACCACCGCTAAGTTGCGTGGCACCTCGTTCCTGAACGTTGACACGACAGCAGCAAACATCGTTGGTTACAACGCTGGTGATTCAATCGACCAGGTTGTCCGCGAAGTTCTTGCTGGTGGCACGAACGTCATCTACGGTTCGGGTGGATCAAGCACACCGTCAAGCCGCACCACGGTTGCAGCCGAAGACATCATCTCTGCAGATGACGTCCGTAAGGTTGTGGCACAGTTGCGTGGCGCAAACGTCGCAACCTTCAATGGTGCATACATGGGTTACATCCACCCAGACGTTTCCTACGACTTCCGTGGAGCAAACGGTGCAGCCAACTGGCGTGACCCCCACACCTACGTTGACACCGCAAACCTGTACAACGGCGAAATCGGCCAATTCGAGTCGGTTCGTTTCATCGAAACCCCACGCGCAAAGGTGTTCACCAACGCATCTGACGGCTCCGGCTCAACCGGCGCTGTCGATGTGTACTGCACACACGTGATGGGTCGCCAAGCGCTTGCCAAGGCGCACAGCGTCACCGATGGCAACGGTCCAGCACCGAAGATTGTCCGCGGCAACGTTACCGACATCCTCATGCGCCTCCAGCCGCTCGGTTGGTACTGGCTCGGTGGATACGGTCGCTTCCGTGAGGCAAGCCTCCGCCGCATCGAAACATCTTCGAGCATCGGCACAAACTCGTAATTAACGAGTAAGCGTTAGCCCCCGCCTTGAACCGGCGGGGGCTTTTGCTATTCTGGGGTGATGCCGTTCTTCACGCCACCAACAGATGACTTCGTTGTGTTTGGTTCAACCTATGACGATTTAGCGGAAGATTTCTTTTCCCGCTTACCCCCTACCCCCCGTGGTCGGAACATTTACAAATTGTCAAATGGTGTCTTTACAGAAAACCAACCACCGTTTTTATCTGATGCCGTTATCACTTACTATGGCGGACACACAACAGAAATAACTCAAGCCGAAGCCGATGACCTGACAGAGGCTGGATACGGAGATTACATAACATGATCCTGCACCAACGGACACACCCCAACTTGGATGTTGCCGATTGCTTTGGCTGCAAGGTCGCACACGTAAAGACTGGGCCCAACCCCACAACAACCGGTGGTAAGCGCGCCTCAGAGATAAATGCGACCGAGGCACGCTGGCATAAAGACATGCCTGCCTACAAACGTTTAAGGGCCGACGGTCTGCAGCCAAAAAGAATCGATGGGTGCGCCAACCTAGAAAAGAAAGCCAAGGAGTCATGGCAAGTGGAAACAGGGATAATCTAAAAAATATCTGGATTTGCGGTCCGGAACACTCTTACTACGGGTATGGAAACATGAACGTTTCCTTGCAGCGCCACTTACCTGATGGGGTTAGGCAGAATCCGGCAGCCGAAGCCGCAGTGTTTTGCCTTCAACCAAACATGGTAAAAGGCTGGTATCGAGGCCAGCGTCGTTCCATCTTTACTATGTGGGAAACCAGCGAGTTGCCCGCAATGTTTTACGAGCATTTATCTCAGTTCGACCAGGTGATTGTTCCGTGTGAACATAACAAAGAACTGTTTAACAGATACCACTACAATGTGAAGGTTTGCCCCTTGGGGGTTGACACTAACTTTTGGAAACCTTGTGAGGTTCCAGAAAACAAAGTATTTCGTTTTGTGGCCGGGGGTTCTTCTTGGCAACGCAAGGGTTTAGACTTGGTTGTCGCAGCGTTCGAGCAGTTAGGTTTACCTAACACAGAGTTGGTATTGAAGATCACGCCCGAGATTCGGGGCGAGGCGCCAATCATTAAAAGTTCTCAAATAACAATCGTTGAAAACT